ATGCAAGATTTAGTTGAAGTAGAAGGAGAAGAAAGCGATCATGGAGTATCGCTGCTTTTTAATAACGAGCAAACAGGAGGAAAAGGAGCAATGATAATAATGACTTGTATCCTTCAAGAAAAACCGATGCATCCACCTAATTGCCCATGTTGTGAAGAAGAGGAGGATTAATTTTCCTCCGAGGAGCAAGGCCGAATACAAGAGCGCGTGTGCGTAAATAAGGCGGGTCCCGTGATCAAACTATTCTTTATTGAGTAGTTGGGCTATCTATCCCTCGGAGTTAAATTTGCAAAGAAAAGGCCCCTTATTCAGGGGCTTCTTTTATGGCTCGTTTTATTTGTTTGAGTTCTTTGTCTAGTTCCTTAAGCGTTCGAGAATCGCTTTGTGCAATTTCCTTAAGGTATGCTCGTAACTGTTCGGCAATAACGCCCATAGGTTTGTCCTCGGTGATCGTGGGCATCGCTGCCCGTAAAACAACATTACTCACTGTTCTAAGTCATGCGTAGTAATAGCAAAACTAGACACAAGTTTTGACGGTAAGGACAACACCGGGAGGTTCTTGTCCGTTGGTCCATCTTTTTAAAACGGACCACTGAACTATTTGTGAATCGTTCCGGGCAATACCTGCTTGTTCTATCGAGTCACCTATTCCACGGGTCAGCTTGTCCAAGTCAGGTTTTGTTGCTTTATGGTCCGGCGCAGAAGGTCTTAATCCTTTTTTGCCATAATGCCCCTTGGGCCTTACAAACCTGAAATGCGCTGATACAAATAGCGGTGCGCTTTGGTCCCAGTCTTCTGGGCATTCATCAGCTAAAGCAATAATCACTTTTGAACGCCACTCTTTAAGCAACGCATCATTGCTATATCTCAAACCACCAAAACGTGGATTACCTACTAAGGAACCTTGAGGAACTGGTGCTCCGATGACTTCGATTGATATTTCCATCTATAAGTTAAATATCAGGCAGGTTATAAATAGGGTTTAAGCAACAGCGGTCGAATATCTCTTTTAAATATTTGTTATCTACTGGCTCTTTTGGTAATTGCCTCAAAATTGGTAAAAGCTTTTTAACCGTTAGATGAAAGGTCTCGTTGTTATATATTTCACTGTCTAAAACCTCTTTTAACTCCTTTGCAACTTTGGTTTCAAGTTCTGCTTTTGTCATCCTTTTTCCTCCAGTGTTTAATTAGATTTTTGAGTTCAATGATACGCCTTTCGGCTGCTTCAATCTTTTCTTGAATCGTCATTTTTTGGTGCGCGAAACTCCCATGTATAGGAAGCAGGTTTTGGAGTAGCGATGTCATCATCTATTTCCAACCGTATCCTTTTCTGTACTTGGTCTTTTAGTTGATCAACAACTTCTGTGAACTCGTAACGTTGTGCAATTTTCTTTCTTGTAACCGTTGCACCTTCAAAGGAATATTTATCTTCGATGGTTCCATAGGAGTAATGAGCATCTAGTTCGCTTTTAAGTTCAGCTATCACAATCTGACGAAGTTGTATTTCTTCCTTGAATTTTCGTATTTTGGAAACGATAATTTCGGGAGGATTTAAAGTTTCTTTTGAAAATTCTGCCTTAGTAGAGTGGGTCATCGTATGGGGGGGGGTTATCAAAGTTAGAGGTCTTTTGGTGGCAACGTTCAAGATGCCCGGTGATATGCTTCAAGATGAAAGGGTCTTTAAATGCTTCTAGCCAGATTGCATTTTCTTGTTTATCAAGTTCATCGTCGTCTTCAATAAATTCATATTCGTTGTCTGGTCCTTTAATCATGGGAGATCGGATAATTCGCATAGAGGGAGGTTGTGGTTTCTCGGCCTGACGTAGGAATAGTGATTTGAGGCGATGAATTAGTTTCATAGACATAATCAAGGGAACGGAGATCAGAAGCCAAACGGGAAGAAAGAAATACAAAAGGCATGCCGAGAAGGGCGATGCAGATAGCTTTCTTAAGTTCTTGCATTGCATAGTATTTGCAGGTGTTTTCATATTGCCTTATGGGTTTACCCTTAGCAAGCCTAAGCAGCAATAGTAGAACCAAATATTAAAGAACGCCAAACTCTGACGTCTCCACTATGCCTAGTTGATCGAACGCTCTTCATCGTTTGATTTGTTTTTGCGATCCATTTATTTCTAGCAGCCTTTTTAAATAACGGCCCTAACGCTCTGTTGTCATGAGTCGTGATACCAATGAGGTCTAATGATTCCCAGATATCATTTGCCGTGATATAAGGCTTGTTTCTTGCGTAAGTCAGGATTGTTTTCAACGCGACTCTTCTGAACTCTTCGTTGGCGTTTTCATTTACGCGTTGCATCCCATTCTCTTTGCCTTCTTCTGCTTTGGTTGGGTTAAACACGATTGGTCTTTGTAGGTAGTGAATGTCAGAGATCATTTTTAGATTTTGTGATTTGTTTTAGCTTCAGCAGCTAATTGTTTTCTTATTTGTTGTAATAAGTGTTGTCTGCGTTTATTTCGACTCTTTGGCCTTCTAGGTCGTGCTGGTTTTTTAGGAGGTTTATAGAAGGGATAATTAAGAGCAATGCCCACAGGGTCTCTGCAATTTTCTTCACTTGTTTTTGAGTTTGCAGATTGTTCAGGGTGATTAAATTCGTCTCCGAAATTGTATGAATATTCAAAGATGTTGTTTTTCAAAGAAGTTCGTCTTTCTAAGTAGTCTGGAATCTCACCCGTCGTTTGATATAAGTGTGATTCTTTTTCAAAAAGGAGGCAATCGCTCCAAGAGATAAGTTCATTGTTTGAGAGGGAGTATAGATAATTAGTTTGTTCGAACTTTCCGTCTAAAAAAATGTAAGAGGCGTAAGAAGGTGTACGAGGTAGAAGGATGATGGGTTCTTCTGTTTCTTTGGTAAGTGCCCATGCTTTTACTAATTCATTCTCTGTGAATGTTTTACCTTTTACTTCTGCCCAATATGAAAGGCGTGACTCTGGATATGAGATTCTAAAATCAGGCAGGTAATTAAAAAATTCAATATTGTCGGAGTAAGGATTTTTCAGATGAAAAGCTTCTGGCTCATATTCCCATCGGATGTTTGCTTCATCAAAAGCAATCGCCCATCTCGCTTCTGTTCTAGACCTAAACTCAATATTTTTATATTTGGTTGGTATGGGGTCGATTTTCATTTTTAGATTTTGGGTAATGTTTCAAAGAAGAGTTTTTTTTGTTTTTCAAATGCCGATAGACATTCTTCCGTTGTGTAGCTCGTAGTGAGGACTTCGTTTGGTTTTGACCAGATGACCATGCACTTATGAATCTTTATCTCAGGTCTGCATTTAGAAAGAAGTGATAAATATCCACCAAGTTGTAAAGAGACGTTTCTTTTCCTTCCTGAAGCACTAAGTGTTTTTAAATCTGCAAGTACAAGTCGACCAGTTTCTTTATGTCGAATGATGCAATCAGCAGAGCCACCAATACCACCAACGAAATCAAGATCAACCATTCGGTACTCACAAGCAACAGCCTCCCATCGGTTCCATAAATCGTCTGAGAGGAGGGGGGCGACCCACTTTTGGTATTTGCCAGAGTCGTAAGGTTTGCCTTGTAAAAAAGCTTCTAAACAGGCATGGACGGTATTGCCACGTGGTTCCCATTCAGAACGTGTCCTCTCGTGGATTTCCTTTGTTCTCTGATCTCTTGTGTCGATGATCTGCGAGATCGACCACATCATCCATTTCTTGTTCATCCGATAACGGTGCATCGATGGATAGAACTGCAAGCCCTGAATCGGACTCCATAATTTCTCGGTCATAAGTAGTAGTAGCAAAAGGGGACGAACAAGCTCTTAAATCAATGTCCCATCGCATATTGCGAATGCGAACTTTTGAATTACCTGTTTGAACGATAGTGATCGCATGCGGATTTGAACCGTCGTGAACGATCCAACCGTTCTGCCATTTATCTCCAATCTTTCTTTCGACGGGCGTTCCATCAGGGGGTGTGATTAACCCCCCTCCCTGAGATTCATGTATATAAGATGATGAACGTGATAAACCTTTTAATTCATGCGCGTGCGAGGGTTTATCACCTTTAGTGACGTTTATCACGGGGTCTGGGGGGAGGCTACCTATTGGGCGAAATAACCCTGCGGGTCGTCCTCCATCTAACGTCGCTGCTACTTCTCCGCATTTATAAATCAAGTTCTTTTTCGTTAATTGGGCGAGGCATCGATGCGCTTTGTTTCTCTCAAGATGGAAGCGATTCATAAGTTCAGTCGCCGTTACCGGGAACTCACCTGCATCCCATCGTTCCTGAATGAAATCAAACGCATCTGCTTGTCTTCCTTGTAAATCAAGTTCTGCTTCTGCTCGCGCTTCTTGTGCCATCGCTTCTGCTCCATCGCCGTGTGTAATCCATCCTTTGTCGAGCAGCTCTGCAACCATCGTTGTTCCTTTTGCTCGTCCTTGAGTTTTGAGAACCACTCGAAAATCATTCTGGGTTTGGCCTTCTGCAGGTTGCTTTAACCAGTTCATCAAGATCGTTAAGCTTGCACATGCTGGAAGCGCATTACTTCCTCTTGATGCGTTCGTTGCATTTCCACCTGCCACGCTTTTATTCGTGTGGTGAATCATGACTAAGGTTGTTTGATAAGGGGCTAAAGCAGAAGCAAGACTTCGAGCTGGACCATCAAATGCGCTTGTTGCTTCGTCAATACCTAAAGGACTTACACAAGCGTGATAACTATCTAAGAGGATTAAAGCTCCGGGGTTTTCTGATGCGACGGTTTCTAGTTGCTCGATTCCTTTCTCGTTTAAATGCAAAGGTGCTCCTGTATGCCATAAATATTCGATAGGACCACTAAGTTCCCCATTACTGATTAAGCCTTCTCGTTTTAAGATTGTGTACCAATCGTTCTCTGGTTGATCAGTTCCGACGATAAAAACAGGAGGGCATTTACCTTCTAACTTATGTCCTAAATAAAAAGGATCACCACGCCACCACGCTCCAATCATTCCAATCATCAAAGCAGATTTCCCTACCTTGGGAGGAGCTACCAAAAGGTTTGTTGTTCCAGCCATTACAATTCCGTTCCATACCCAAGGAGTCGGAGTGGTATCCATCCGTTCTCCTTTCTTTCTTGGTTTTGCTGT